GTATTTGTCGCTTATGTATTTCATACTATACCCTTTTTCATATAAAGCAACAACTATATCTATTTCTTTCCAAGCAGCTGCTCGTCGACGCTGACCCGCAGACAAAACATTAATACCCTCACTTCGTAACATTTTCGCGAAAAAAGCCACATGAGAGTTATTATTACAATATTTATGCGATAATTCATTAAGTGACATACCGCTATTATATAGATCTATAATTTCATTCTTTTTTAACCAAAGCGGGCTACGAATATTCTTTTGTCTAAACTCAACACCTTCGTGCGCTAATATTTTCTTTATAAGACCGTTTGATTTTTTATAAAATCTGCAAATACGTTGTATGGTCCACAACTCTTCTTCATATAATCGTTTAATTTCTTTTGATTGCAATCTTATATTACTATCGTACGATGGATGACCGTTACCGGAACCAACAGCATTAGGACCGCAAGCAACCATATTAGTCAACGGTATGCCTTTATTTAAAAAATAATTATACCATTTTATTTCCGCATCATATGCTTTATTCTCTGTTTCGGTGCCTTCAAGTATCTTCGATAGTATTAGATATCCATTTGTTTCAAGTTGTCTAATTTTTCTTGATTTATGATAATCCCATTGTCTCTTACCGTAAGCCTCTTCCATGTGCCTGTTTTCTCTTCTATTACAGTCGAATTCTCTCCAAATACCTTTACCAATATAAAATACATTTTGTTCCTTATATTCTATATTTTCTCTTGAATTGGTATAGTATAAACAATAAACAAAAAACGGTGTAGTGGCTCTGTCAAGTTTGTAGACTTTTCTTTGCTTTTTATACTTACCGTCCATATAAGATATTTATATATACATATAGGATTTTATACTGTAGCTAGTATAAAATTTAAACTATTTCTTTTTATTCTTAAAATAAATCATCTTCGGAAAAAGACTGATTCTTCTTCGCGTATTCCGTTGGCTTGCTATGAAAAAAATCGACCATATTGTTGCCATGCAGTTCTTCTGAAAACCATAATGTTGAGGATATTAGATCCTTATTAATATCAAAAACTCTAGAAAACCCAATCCCTTCCAATGACTCATTAATTCTATTCTTAATAAACTCCTTAAGAAGAGGTGCATTAAGATTCTCTTCGTTAATATCGTTTAGCATCCAATCAACAATCTTAGCTTCTGCTTTGAAAGCTTCATGAGCCTCATGAATGATCTTATCTTCAAGTTCTTTATCAAATAGCTCGGGATACTCTTCACGAATTACATTGATAATCTTTGTACCAACAAGACCATGAATATTCTCTTCATTACGTGTATACTTTACCTGTTGATCGGTATCCTTAAGAACGTTCTTAAAACGTGCAAACCAATTAATGACGTAAAACTGACTAAAGAGTGATACATTCTCAATAAGAAGAGTAAAAAGAGCAATAGCATAGAGGTACTGCTTCTTGGAATCCTTAAAACAACGTTTTGTGTACTTCTTAAGATACTTGACTCGACCTTGAATCCAAGGGAGTTCAAGGTTCTTTTCAAAGATATCCTCTAGACCAAGAACAGAAAGAAGACGCTCATAAGCATTGTTATGAATAACTTCTGTATTAGCCATAACATAGCCAAGATCATAGATAGAAGGGTGCGGTAAATTATCTCCCAAACGTGCCCAAAATGTCTTAACAGAAACTTCAATTTGACCAATGGCTGATAGAACACGAATAATAGCTTCTCTCTCTTGATCAGTTAAATTAACCTTAAACTGTTGAATATCGGATTTAAAGCTAAATTCCTTATCTGTCCAGAAGCCATTGTGCATGGCTTCAATAAACTCCTCTGTCCACTTATAATTGTTTGGTTTACGGCTAATTTGTTCGTCAAAGATCTTCATAGTTACTGTTATAATTTATTAAAAAATAGGTAATGATCTTGAAGGTCAGATGAACCTTTTTAGATCAATTCTGCTCTTATTATAGAATAAATACCCTTAAATATCAATATCACTATTTGGTAACTTCCAAAGAAAATACCCAACTTTTTCATCGTATTCCAACGAGAGAGTCATAGCCTTTTGATATAGAGACCAACATGGACCGGCAATAAGTTTACGCGTAATTTCAAATGAATCCGTCCAACGGATTATTGTCCAAAAAAGGTCTCCTGCGTAATAAAAAAAGAGAGTAAGAAATGTATAATATAATTGCTTCATATATGTATTTATGAAATTTTAATGAACTTAGTTTTAAGAAATTTTGAGAAAACAAAACTCTCCTCTTTAATTTTACCTTCGAGTATAAATTGCTGTATATTTTCAGAAGTTAATCTAACCATCTTTTTGTTGATTGCATCCCATACACGTTTTCTACCCTTGCACTTGCCACAGTCTTTTCCTTTTCTATTTTCACTCATTTTACGCTTATGCTCATCAGAGAGTTTTCTACCTGTTAGTGCTTCGGATCTCTTACGTGTAACTTCCTTAGTCTTTTCTTCGCCGTAGATCTCAGCGTACGTCTTACCGGTTCTCCATTCATTATATTTTTTTAACGCTTCAGTTTGTAAAGGATATAATTTAGATCGTATTTTAGCAGATTCGCTCAATTTCTTTTTTTCACTTTCAGATAAAATTCTACCTTTATTTGTATCAGGGTGAAATCCACCTATGCCACCGGGTTTATCATTGTAGCAGTTTTTATCAGTAATAATAATTAGCTCTTTTTCTTTTTTAAACGCGTCGAGCTCGTTGTCAAAACTATATAATACCTCTGTTATAAACACATTATCACCGTACTTTCGAAATGCTCTATATAATCTTGTGTCTAATTGTGCACGTAATTTGCGGCCTCTATAATGACCGCAACCCATATAACCATCGTTAATATTATTAGTACGATGTACACCTATATAATATTTCCCATTTATTGTATTAATTGTTTTGTAGACGTTATATGTATAGTCCGTACATATATTTATATCTCTGTGCTGCTATTTGCAATGTCTGTAATTTAAAAATCTCTGCGCAGCTTTAGCTGTCAAACCACCTTTACCTTTGAGTCTACGAGCTTTAGAACAGGTTAATTTACCTTTAACCTGGCGTTTAAGAATACCAGGATGACGTGGTTTGTCAATATTACTCTCTGCTACATACTCTTTAAAAGTCATATGAGTATTTATGGGGAGACTATCGGGAATCGAACCCGAACGGCCAGTGCCACAAACTAGAGTTCTACCATTAAACTATAGTCTCCATAAAAATGGAGCGTCAAGTAGGATTTGCACCTACGGCTTTAGAGTTTTGCAGACTCTTCCTTTGGACTTCTCAGGCATTGACGCATTATTAAAAAGTGGCGGGCAGCTGAGGTGTCGATCCCCATACCTTTAACAGTATCACCCGATTTCAAGTCGGAGCCCAGGGCCGCCTGGGGTAACTGCCCGTATAAATTTATTTAAGAGACATTATATCTTCTTTTTTCCACACAATCAAGCTTTCTTTAAATTGATTCCATTTGCATCGGTCGAGCTCTGTTTCAAATCCTTTCACTTCTAAATAACCACCAAGTTCTTCAACCCAAAAGTCAGGTGTATAGTAAGCATCTCTACCGTTCAAATGAACATATTTAAACCGCATTGTATTTCTCTTCCAATTATAATTCTTGCTATCTAACCATTCTGCAACTTTAAGTTCCCATGTGCCATCTACTGTTATATCACCAGCAATTGGACTTGAATAAGTATATTTTCTACATCTGCCAGCTTTATTGTCCCAGCCTGCTGCGTGTCTGCGTAATGTGCTCTGTCTGATGCGTTCTTTAGATTCTTCAGTATGTTGATGTCCGCTATATATTGTTTTTCCGGTAATGTAATTTATATGTTTAGTATTTAACATTTTTTGAATGCGCGGGTCATTAGCTGTTAATCCTTTATTCCACGCGATACAACCTTTTTTTCTACCAGCGTTAGGAGATCGCTTTCCAGGTATTCTATTCGGATTCAATTTACACCTTTTAATATGTGCAATAAGTGATCCTTTATTAAGGATTTCTCTGTCACAAAAATTACAACTAGTACCATGATATTGTGTATATGGCTTTTTACCGCACTGCTTGCCGTTTAAATGACGCTGTATTGTAGAAACAGATATTTTTTTATTACAACCTGGACAATTTGTATAATTTCTTTTAATTTTCACTAACAATATTTAGTCTAGACGATCGCTTTTAACCGTTTTTACAAACAAGAGGTGGAGGGATTCGAACCCCCGAGACCGATTAAGGTCTGGCTGTTTAGTAAACAGCTCTCGTCAGCCACTTGAGTACACCTCCGTGTATGTAAAAAGTTTATTATATAGTGCTCCAGGTGCTCAATCCAGAACTAAATTAAACTTTATTTAACCTCGATACTGATATTATGTACCTCCGGTTTCACTGTCGGGACCTTAACTCGTAGTAACCCGTCTGTGTATGTTGATGAGATGTGTTTTACGTCCGTATTGTCATTAAGCGAGAAGGACAATTGTCCCTTTCTACGGCTAATGCCTTTACGATGGAAGACAACTGTCTCATCATATTCGACCTCTTCCTTATCAACAGCGATCACGAGCTTACCCTCCTTGACCGATACGTTGATATTATCCTTTCCAACGCCCGCTAACGCTACTTCGATGTAGTAGGTAATTGGATTACCGTCTGGATCGGTTTCTGATACGATGTTATAAGGGTAGACTGCATTTGGAATATCAAATGCCTTGTCGAAGTCCTTAATGACATCGGTTAGCCACTTATCGTTAAACAGAGCCGGGAGGTGACCAAATCCCGTTCCTGTAGCAGGAAAGACCCTGCCAATCGTGTATGGTGTTATTGTGTTTGTCATATGTTTTCTCCTTTGTTAAGCGAGTTAATATGTTTGCTTTAGTCTCTGGATATGAGCACCTGAGCAATATTATTTATAGCTGCTAAATAAGCAGAATCAACAAAAAAATGGCAGTTACGAACCCTTTTTATATCCGTGATTCGACTAAATATATGCATGGAGTGTAAACAATGTAAAAAAGAATTAACTGGAAAAATACAAAAAATATTTTGCTCAAGATCCTGTAGTGCTACTTTCAATAATAAAAAAAGAATTGTTACCGATGAACATAAAAATAACGTTCGTCAAACTATGTTGTCAAAATATAAGAAAAAGTATTGTATAATTTGCAGTAAAGAATTATTAGCACAAAGACACCGTAAGACATGTTCAAAGGAATGTTTGTATAAATTAAGACTCACATATCCAATGCCTACACCGAAAACAATAGGTGGATATAGAAAAGGTTCTGGTAGAGGTAAGCACGGTTGGTATGATATGATGCATTTTGACAGTACGTACGAGCTCGCTTATTACATTTTTTGTAAGCAACACGGTATGTCTATTGAGCGATGCACCGATACATTTGAATATATTAATTCAAACGGTGAAAAGCGTATATATCATCCAGATTTTAGAGTAAATGGTAAAATTGTTGAGATTAAAGGTTATAAAGATAAAGATGTTGATTTGAAGATACGGTCTGTTACCGAGCCTATCGAATTACTACTACCGAATGATTTAAAATCTATTTTTGAATTTGTTGAAAAATATACAAATATTAAAATAGAGAAGTTACATAAGTTTTATTATAAAAAAGAACGACGCACTCCCGACGGGGCTCGAACCCGTAAGTCTTCCCCGTGAAAGGGGGATGTGTTAACCAATTACACCACGGGAGCATATCGTTAAAAATTGGAGGGGGTAGAGGGAATCGAACCCTCACATCAAGTTTGGTAAACTCGCAGGCTAACCGGTACATCATACCCCCAAAGAACACCCCCGGAATTACGCTTCATCACTCTTAATCGCTTTATAAGCCTATCAGTGTATGAGAGAGGCGCCGGGGGTTTACTTTATTTACTTATGCGTTGAGATTGGCAGGTGCAACCTCACGGAATGGATCCGGTGCGATTGATGCAAAATCAGGGCCCTTGAAGAACAACTCCGAGGCAAGGCGATTAAGCTCCATCCTGAATGCTACATTCTCGTCGGAGACACTGTGGGTAGCAACGTTAGTGATACGATTAAAGAGATCGTAAGCGTTAACGTTTGAGTTAGCTGTTGACTGCCAGCGAGTACCCTTAGACTTGTTAAGGTCGATGCCAACCTCCTTGTACCGTGCACGAATCTCGTGATCGGAGAAAGCACTTACTGCAAGCTCCTTGTCGTACTTCATTGCAATACTACGAGCAGCATTGAACTCCCTAAGGGAAGCATTGTTGTCCCTGAGGCGACTAGCACTAGCAGAGACTTCCTGACGGAGTGCGTCACCAGTCAAGAACTTACGAACCTGGGTGTCAAAGGTCTTCTGACTAAAGTCTGCACTATCAATGAAGCGCTGAGCCATACGATGGACAGCAGTCATTCCGTTAGAGCAGACAAGACGGAGAAGATAGGGGTAGAACTGTGACTTGTTAAGAGAGAAGTTCATTCCAAAACCACCCTTCCACATATCACGACCATCTCCGAAAACGTCGATGTCAGAATCAGGGTTCTTGAAGTTAATTCCGATACTAATG